ATGTGAAAATAGTTCCCGGTAGCACTTTCCAGATTAATTGAGGCAGATGCCGCTATACCACTTCCCTCATTCTCATATATTACATTCTCAAGTCTGGAGGAGTCCTTCTGGGTGACAAAGGAGTCAATCCCATTTTCCAGCCAATCCCTTAGATCAGCTGGAGAAATGAGCTGTGAAGTATTGTCCGGGAAGTTAGTGAGACTTAGTGCATCTAAGGCACTCCTGGTAATGTTAGGCATATTTAACCACCGTTGTCATATCCATCATCAAATCCTTCATCGAATGCTCCACCTAGTTCTGATTGCAGATTTGAGTAAAGCAATGTGAATTGAGTTGTACCACCGGAGGCATCTTCCGGTTGATTGGTTGCCGAAGTTATAAATCCTTCTATAACCAAACTGCCAGAGGTGAGCCTTACTTTCTTGTACTGCTCATCCTGAGACAAAGTTAAGAAATCGCAAAGACTTTGTGGATAACTAAATGTGACCTCGATTGGCCTGAAAAGGTAGTCTTTATACTCATCCTTTAGGATAGCCGCTGAGATGTTTGAATTTTCGGCTATTGCTCCGCCTTCAATTTCTATGCAGGAGTCTTTCTCATCACTTCCATTGATTGTGCTGGAATATGTCACCTGATACTGACCGGATACAAAGCGCATTACAGGGTTTGTAAGGCCATAGGTGTGCATGCCAATGACCTTCCACCATCTACATGCAAGTCTAGCCGGAGTGTGGTAGATATTGTAAATAGCACCTACTGGACTATTGCTTGCAGTAATTTGATTGCTGCTCATGGATGCTGTACCAGGTGATAAAGTCAATGCTCCGGATTCTCCATTGACTGCATATTCTGTATTTTCTACCTCCTCAAAAGTCAGTGTGTTGCGATTAAGCCAAATGATAAAAGTATTATAATCATTAGGCCTATCCGATGAGCCTGAATTGTCTTGAAAAAATTGCAGCTTTCTACTTATCTCAATGGCATAACCTTCAGCAATAATTTCAGAACGAAGGTCAATTTTAGCTGATGAGTTTTCAGCCATTGCCCTATTACCTATAAAATAGTTTCTATTCGTATGGATTGCCCAAATACCTGCTGTGTTTATGTTCTTCCACTTGTCATCATAACCAATGATTATCTGGTTAGCTAATTTATCAACCTTAGCCGATTGCGATACCTCTCCTACATTTGGGAAGCTCTGGCTGACTGTGTTTTGATAAAAATATTCTCTTGACTCAACTCTTATTTTCCATTCCGACCCAGTCCATTCATATGCCCAACCAAGACAAAATATGCTGTCTAGGGATTCAAATATTGACTTAAATGAAACCTCATAATTGCTATTGTTTAAAGTTAAATTTTCAAAGGTACAGCCATTGATTATTTCATCAACAGTAGCAGCATTTCTAATTCTGAGTCCATTGGTAAGTGCATTATTCCAGTAGCATCCATCTCCTGCTTCACTGAATGTATCAGAAAGTAGTTTATTGTTTGATCCGGTATAGATGTAAATGAGTCTGCGAATAAACTTTTCGATTGTTAGAGTAGTGGCAAATGTTGCAAAGTCAAAGTTATTCTTTTCGGATAACTTCAGACACATGTCGGTTATCCTGTATGCAATAGTAGCAGTTACTGACGGATCTGTTGGTTTAAATGCTCCGTTATCACCCCAATTTACTCTTATTGAAATTTGATCACCAGTAGGATTAGTTATCCCTGTTGGAAAACTTCCAGATAATGACAAATCAAAATCAACCAACCCACCACCTATCGTAGCAATGGGTGATTGTACTTCTGCAATACTAACTAGGTTAAAAAAGTTTGATTGAAATGGATATAAAGGATTAAGAACTAAATAACCGATTTCAAACTTAATATTTGCAGTATTAGCAGGTGCTGAATTTAAAACAAACTCAAATTGACCTTTTATTGACCAGTTAAAATCTAAAGTTCTAGTATAGCCTGAGTTATTCTTAAAAATCTGAATACTTGTTTGAGCATCGACATCACCGCCTATTGAATCAAGGGTGCTGCCATATTGATTTTTAAAGTCACTATTTTGCCAGTACAATGGCAAAAATCTTGGCACATTACTCCAGGCATTAACTAATACTAGTAGGTTACCAATTATGTCAGCCAAATTCTGACCACTTCCAACTAAATATAGTTCCTGCTTGTGTAGTCTGGTATTATCCCAAATGCACGCATCAATTGTGTTGCCATCAAGATCAGTAGTAGTAGTCAAATCAACATCTATCTCCTGTCTTGCCTTAAATTTCTCTCTGAACTCATCATCAATTATGCCTACGGTTATCTCCCAGCTGTCAGTGTCACAGACATTGACTTCCTCATAGATAGCCAGATTCAGAAAGCCATCAAACTGATATGGAGCGTTACCATAGCCTACATCTGAGGTAATGGTTATGGCAATAGGTTGATTGATGAAGTACTGGTCATAGATTCTCTTAATATATCTAGCTCCTTCGGCATAAAACTTTACCTCAGTACTAAATGGCTGATCTATTCCATGACTATCCATTCGAATGGCAGTGAACTCAATGGCATCCCAGCCAATTGGTTCTTCTACTTCATTCCCATCAAGAAAAAACTTCCAGTTCGCCATTAGTTATTGATGCCAAATCTATTGTTAAGAATCTTAGTACTGCGCCTTGGTGTGCGGATAAACTTCTCAAAGCCTCGCTCATCCATGTTAAGTTGGGTTATTGGCAGGCCTTTCAGTATGCTTCCTAACTCTCTAAGCTCACCCACCACTGGAGAGGTAGTACTGCTGCTGTTTCTGTTTGCATAGTGGTTTGCCAGGAAGACCTCCTGCCTGCTTAGTGCATGATTAGGAATTACTTGTGAACCTTTAGGCAGGTCTACCAGCGTGGCAGTTGGTGGAGTGAAGTAGACTTTGCCAGACTCGGTAACAACCTTTTCTACTCCTCGCTCACCGACTATTGCCTTACCTCCCTTGAATGGCTTGCCCTTTGTTCCTTCTGCAAATTCAGGCACAGGTTGAGCAAGTACAAATCCAACCTGAGCAGCAGCAATAGCAGCAACTAAGGCAGCCAATGGAGGAGCAGTTACTGAATACTTGACAATTTCCGGTGCTGCCGCAAAAGCAATGTTTGCAATTGATGACAACTGCTGCGCTCTAAATTGTTGAGTTTTAATTTCTTTTTCCTTTTCTCGGAATTTAAGACCTGCCTCATCAATCTTTTGCTGATTGCCATCAGCTAGCCTTATCTCCTCATCATATCGGTTTTGTAATGCAGTCATCTCATTGTTCAGGTTAGCCTGGTATAAGTCAAATGCACCGGATACAAGTGTTTGGCCTAATTCAAAGGCTTTCTCACGGATTGCTTGCCTTCTTCTCTCCTCCTCTTCAATTATCCTGGTCATCTCCTTGACAATCTCTGCCTCCCGCTTCTGGTTATCCTCCATGTTTTTGAGGTTATCCTTCATCATTTTGGCTCTTTCCTTTTGCAGGTCTTCATCAGACTTGACAGCACTTTTATAATTTTCCATCCTAAGTGCTTCAGCCTGCTTATTAAACTCCTTCTCTGCATTGAGCCGTTGAAGATTAGTGTTGCCTATCTCTACCTTTGTAAACAGTACTGAATACTCTTTCTGAAGTTTTAGTTTAGCTTCTAGAAATGCTTTCTCTGCTCCGATGTTGGCTAATGGATCATTGTAAAGTTCACCAATTAGTTTCCGCTGCTCTTTAAGAAGCTCAAGCATCTTCAGCCTCTGGTCATATTCAGCTTTTAAAGTTTTTTCGTCTTTTTCTAATGTAGCACTTACTTCCTTTCTTGACTTTAACTCTTCATTATAGGCATCCAAAACAGCTTTTTGATTGACAAATTTTTCCTGAAGTATTTTAGTCTGTTTGTCTTCCTCGGCAGTTATTTCTCCATCAGCAGCAATGGTTTCCTGAAGGGCATCAAATTGTTTCTTGATATTGTCAAGCCTAACCTCCTCAACTTGAATTTGCGCTCTTAATGCGTTCTTTGAAAGCAGTGCAGTTTGTTTTAATGCCTCATTGTATGCTTTTTGGCTTTCAGCAGCATCTCGATCAGCTTGGGTTTCTAGTAGCTTGTTGGCTGCATTTAAAGCCTTCTCAAGTAAAGAACCTACCATAGAGGCTGGCTCTAGCAATCCTCTTCCAAGTCTTGTTTTTAATATGTCAAAGGCATTGTTAATCTTATTTACATTCTCGGCTAATCCATTAGTTCCAGCCGCTTTTTCGGAGGCTTTTGCAAGAGCATCAGTAAATGGAATGACAAATTCCCTAGATGTTACCTTTCCGGTCTGAAGCATTTTGTTAAGCTCACGCTCAGTAACTCCCATGCTTTTTGCTGCTATGCTAAAAGCTCCTGGTATGCGTTCCCCAATCTGACCTCTTAATTCTTCAGCTTGAACTGTTCCTTTGCTTATAATTTGACCAAGTGCAAGAAAAACACCCTTAGCATCCTCAGATGAAAGTCCAAATGCTTTTACAGCACTTGCAACATTTTCAAATACTTTTTGAGTTTGTTGATTACTTAATCCTGCCTGCGAAGCAGCTCCAGACAGAGTCTTGAATCCAGCAACTGATGCTTGCAGACTTATGCCGAGCCTATTACTTGTCTCTACCAGAAATGCCATTGATCTAGCTCCGGCATTTGCTGATCCAGCAGTAAAATCTAATACACGCTGAAAATTCTGAAATTGCATTGTTGTCTCTGCCACTGCCTTGCCAAATTGAACAATTTGACTAACAGCAAAAATGCCAGCAATGTATTTACCAGCTTGTTGAGCAACTCCACCAAGATTATTAAGGTTTTTGCCAGTATTAGTAGTTTCCTGGTTGAATTTTTTTAACTCTGATAAAGCCTGTTTTTCTTCACTGGTCAATCTGTCAAAGGACTGAGCAGCTGCCTCCAGATTGGCTGTCTCTACAACATACCTAATCTTAATGTCATTGTTTGAAATCGTTGCCATGCCGTAAAGATAGCAATTAAAAAAGCCACCGAATATCAGTGGCTCTTTCTCTGTTTCACTAAACCAAAACACTAAACAATTATGTTCTCACCTTTGTCCTCTTCTTTTGGTCTGCAATATAGCTACTCACAATTAAATAGTACTCGTAGATTGGCCTTTCGACCAAGTATTTAATTCGCTCAAAATCTCCATTTGCAACTCGATACTGCTCATCAAATCGCTGCCTGTGCTGTCTGGTAATTGCAGTCCAATAATGTGCTTCAGGTTGTTTAGGTTTTGCAAAGTTTCTGCCTGCAAATAGCTCGGGAAATTCGTGCTGTACTCGGTCAAAGAGGGCAGATAAGCGTACTCCGGAAGATTCAAAAAAAAACCTTGGACATCGTTGTGCTTCATCCAATGCTCCAGCTTTGTCTTATTGTATGGGTACTGGTAGTCTAGTGGATTCTCCTGCTCGTCAAAGTAAACAACCGTTGCCAGCTTCATCTGCCTGACCAGGCTAACCG